GAAAAATTTATGAGCGGATTTACCTTTAAACAATTCCATATCAATCAAGATTCTTGTGCCATGAAAGTCGGCACTGATGGCATTTTGTTAGGTGCTTGGGCAGATGTAAAATATTGTAAAAATATTTTAGATATGGGCAGTGGCACAGGATTGTTAGCTTTAATGTTGGCGCAACGAACAAAAGAAAACTGCCAAATTCAAGCGGTTGATAAACCCATCCAACATAACTACTAAAAATAATCCAACATAAATGGGAAAAATTTGGATGAAGTGGGAAGAAATGAAAAAGGCGAAATGAAATAGAGTTACACATAGAGAAAAAGAAAACCCAGCGACTTTTTACGGTCACTGGGTTTGTTTTTTAGGATTGGGCAAACATATCGAACTGCCGTTTGGCAATTTCTTCTTTCTGCACGCGTTTGACGATTTTGTAGATCCATTGCAAAGATAAACCATACTTCTTAGCAAGGTAGGCGTGATTATTGCCCGTGAACTCGTTGAAAATTTGCTTTTCACGTTCACAGGCGAAAAGCGACATTGATTTCGGCACATACACATTCAAACCGCCCCAGTTATAGCCTGTTTTCAAAGCCACAATCATTCCGATATTTTCCGCCGTTTCCGCGTCCATTTCAGGGTAACATTCACGCACTGCTATCACCGTATATTTCGCCAAATCTGCCAATAAATCAGGGGCTTTGGTTTGAAAGTCATTATTGTCAAATTTGGCTTCGTTCATCATTTACCTACTCGTTTTTTCCACTGTTTTAACTGCTCAATAATAGATGCCGTTTGCTCACTATCCAGCTCACGCCAGTCTGCAACGTCCGCATAATATCGAGCAACAAACGCATTCAACGCTGCAGACGTACTTTCATCAGCTACCGCTTTCCACACTGCCCATAATTTCCGCTGAACGGCAGAAAGCTGTGGAATATCACGCGGTAAGCGAATTTTTGCACCTTTTTGTTGCAGTATTTTGACCAGTTTCACTAGCTCTGAATAGCTTATATTTTTCGCTGAATTTTGGTAGAATTGCTGAGATAATAGACTTCGATAAGTCTCATCGTCCATTCCTAACTGACTTTTCCCAATATGCACCAGTTGTAATAATCGTTTTCTCATCGTTTCCCCCTTAAAATTGCTTTCAATCTTTGTAAATTACTTTCCGCTTGTTCCTTTTCCTGTGCCATTTCTTCTACACTTTTTGGCGGTGGTGGCGGAAGCTCAGGATATTCACGCTGTGGCAAGGCTTCTAGCAGTTGTTTTGGCGTAGGAAACCAATCACAAGTTTGCCCAAGTGTCATAAATGCTGTCTCAAACCGCACCTTATCCAGCGCCATATCCCACGACTTTTTATAAGTGATTACCCGATACCATGCTTCCAGTGTTGGCTGTATCACATCTTCCGTTGGCGAATTTTTTAGGCGTAACAGCAATAACATTGCCACGCCTTGAGCTAGCACAGGTTTTAGCCATTGATTGTTTTGCCCCATTCCAACGCTCCTTTAATTGCGTTCATTTTATTACTTGCAAGCGGTCGATTTTGCTCAGGATTTTGCACAGCCACCGCTGTGCTGATAGGCTTGTAGCCTGCAATAATTTCCAACAAATAACCATGCGACTTCATCGGCAGTGTAAAATTGACACGGCTCGCCATCATTTGGTTAATGGCATAAATCCACGCCTCAGGCGGTGCAGGAAACTCACGCCCATCACGTTTGATAGTCTTAGCCTGTATCATCGGTGTGAGTTCGCCCAGCAAGGTTGCCACACGGTCGAACGTGAGCGAACTTTTCGCAGGACGAAACAGCCCCAAATAACGAATTAAGGCTTCGCCTAACTCACCACTCACCAACAATGCCGCATTTAAGGCATCACTTGCTGCCTTGTTGACAATCAACGCATCCAACGAATGCAACGCTCCACACGCACTACATTTCACTTTCATTTTCGGTTCTCCTAATACAAGAAAACCGCCCGAAGGCGGTTTGGTTTATCTTAAAAAGTAATGCCAAGTTTCATCAAAATCCCCTTCGCATTCTGCACATAAATACTGGCGTGCATCATCTGTTCTTTATCCAGCAATTTCTCCGCCTGCTCAAGCTGAATAATCGCTTGGCGAAGTTGCATTTTTAAGGCGTCTAGTGTTGAAATCATTGTCTTTTCTCCCGTTTACCTTGCCATGTTTTACAGTAGGTTTTGCGCGTGTTGCACCACTCACGTTGTTTGAGTGTTACCGCTTGCTTTGCTGCTTCTCCCCACAATTCACTAGCTCGGGCATAATTGCCAGAACGTTCCATTGCTGCTGTGGTTTCCGTTGCTTCGCGATAGGCTTCTTCTAGCACATCGTGGTCGATTTTCGGTCTTCGCCCCATTAGCGCACCTCCTCATCATTCGGTTTGATGATAAATTCTTCTTCATTTTCCCGAATACTCACACCTGCAATCGCCTTGGCGTTATTCGGGTCAGAAAGCAAGGCTTCTTTGTTCACTTCTTCTTTCACGCGTAAGAACTGAAACAGCCCCAAGCTCTTGATATTCTCAATCACTTTCGCCATTGAACTAATCCCCACCTTCGGCGGTTTGGCACGCCATTGCACTTCGCCGGTGGTAAAGTAAGCCGTTTTCTGCTTGCCGCCGTTGGTCAGCTCCAAACGGCGACTTTCACAAAACGCTTGCACCGCTTTTTGTAACGGCTTTACCTGCTCTTTAAGGGCTGTCAATTCTGCCGTATATTTTTCATCAACCGCTGCTTTCTCATCCGCTTGCAAGGTGGAAAGTCGCACCTGCTCACGTTCTAAATCGCCGATTTGCTTAATCGCCAACGCCACTTCATCTTGGGTTTGCAAGGCAATTTCTTGTACTTCGCTTTTTACTCTTGTTGCGCGTTTAGCCATTGTTTGTTACTCCTTTTTGGCAAGTATAAGGATAAAAATCCGCGTTAATTTTGGGGGTTAGGCTGCCGTTGGGCGAGCGGAGGTAAACTACACCGCTGATACAAAGTTCGGCATACGCCCACGTTTGCTTTTGTATCATTCCGTCATCACAGCCAGCCAACAAAAATGCGGTTAAAATTAAGGTTGTTTTTCTCATATCGCCCCCTAAACCTGCATCACTACATCGCCGTTCACTTTCGGCACACCTAAACTTTCTGCCAAGTTCATCGCTGCCGTGAGCAAGTTGTTTACTGCGAGCGGATAAAGCAAACTAGTGGTAGTTTTGTTTCTGCCCACCGCCGTTAAGCGTTGTCGCACCGCAAGGAAAGCATCTTCATCAAAAATATCGCTGAGTTTTTTGCCCACTTTTGCTAAGCGGAACGCCACATAGTTTTCCAACTCTGCATCAAGGGGTGCGAGTTCCACCACTTCACAGCGTTGCACCACTTCGCGGACTTCGGTGTTGCGTTCGGAAAGTTTCAGCTTCAACTCAGGCTGACCAATCAACACAATCGAAATCAGCTTTTTAAAGCCGTCCTCCAACTCAAAAAAGCGTTTCAAGTGTTTAAGCGTAGGAATTGGCAAGGAGTGCGCTTCTTCGATGATGAGCACGTTCGAATAGCCCGATTTACAGCTTTCTTTCAACACTTGATGCAACTGGCGAAAACGTGCTTCAGGCGAACGCTTCACGCTTTGCAGTGGGGCAAGGGTGGAAATAATCGCTTCGGCAATATGGGCTGCTTTGAGCGTTTTGCCCTTGATGTCGTTGTCTTCCATCGCGATAATGTAAGGCTCAATCACCGCAATCGGGGCGTTTTCGGCACGAATGCGGTCAATCAAATCCCGTCTGAGTGTGGATTTACCTGCACCACTTTCACCCACCACCGCCATAAAACCACCGTGCTTGGCGGTTTGATAAAGCGACTCCCGCACATAACGAATGTCGCTGGTGACGAAAACTTCATCAGCCGAGCGAATATCGACGGAAAAAGGGTCAATCGGTAATAAAAAATGTTTCTTAGTGGCTGGAAATAAAGCCTGTTTTGCGAGTAACATAATCTCGTCCTTAATTTCTCGTTTGGTTTTAAGGGCGGAAGCGGCAGGCTCGGTCGCCAAACTTTCCCCTGTCGCTTCCTTTTCTAATAGCGTTGCAAGCGGTTGGTTTATCCCAATCTTTTGCAAAGACGCTATTAAACTCTTCTCAAATGCCGCCCACTCCCGCACCCGTTGATTATGGTTTATCAACTGAGAAATGGTTGCAGGCGACACATTCATCATCTGTGCCAACTGCCTTAAGCTCACGCCCTTATCAATCAGCACCTGTTTTAGTTTCAGCATAAAATGCTCCTTCAATAAGTTCCCCTCTTTTGTAAAGAGGAGGGAGGGGAGATTTTTGGCAATCACGCCGCTAATAGTTTCAGATGTGAACGTGTCGGCTCTGGCGCCATAAACTCCGCCTTGAACTCATCAAAGCCCAAGCTCAGCAACCGTTCAGCTTCCACCTGCGGTACACCTTGCGGATATTTGCCGGTAATCCATTGATAGCATTCGCCCGTCCACAACTCGCCCCAGCGAGCTTTCCCATTTTTGGCAAATTCCACCACCGACATCGGTTTTTGCTCCACCCGTCGGGCGTTAGTGGTGAGTTCGTGTTCTTGACCTTTTTTCGGCATATACCAATTTAAGTCCGTGTTCTCAATGTGTTGATATGGATTGATCTCCCCATTAAATAATGGTGCGTTGGCTTTCTTGGCTCGTTTCAACTCATCTTCGGTTTCCACACCATAAGCCAGTTGCTCCGCCTGTTCCTTGTTGGTTTCAAATGCCGTTTTGCGGTGGGCTTTGTATTCTTCGCCGATGATTGCCGCGTCCACACGGAAGCCTAGTTCATTCACTTCAATCGGCTCCAGCACCACCCAGTAAGGTTTCAAGCTCATCGTGCCATCATCAGCAAAAACTTGCTCAAAGCACTGCACTTGCACACATTCAGGGCGGTACGGATTTTTGCCCACCGTGATTTTCTCGCCAATTTTCACATCAGGTACATCACGCACATCATATCGGCGATTTTCAAAGCTGATTTCCAACTTATCGGTCACCAAGCGTTCTGTGAGTGCAGTAATCATCAGCTCTTGGCAAATCTCACGGCTGGGCGGATAAATCAAATCCTTGGCGTGAATTTTCTGCCAGGCAGAATAGCGGGTCATACCGTGGCGGCTATGCACCGCTTTGGCGTTAAAATACCGCATCCACTGGTGAGCAAGCTGATTTAACTCTGCCAAGCCACTCACATTCATAAACCGCAGACCGCTTTCAAATTGGCGTTCCACAATATCATTGCCTTTTTCCACTTGCCCTTTGGCTCGGGCGTTATGGGCTTTCGGCACTTCAATTTTTACGTCTAGCTGGTTCAGCAAGTGCGTGAACATTTGTGACGTATTGGCAGAACCACGGTCGAACATCAAAATTTTCGGCACACCGAAAAATGGCTCGGCATGGTTCTCTTTCTTCTGAATGGCGTTAATAAAGGTTTCAGAAATGTTCTCCGCCGTTTCGCCGCCATACACATATTCCACATAAATCACGCCACTCGCGTGGTCGGTAATGACATACCGCCACACTCGTTGCGGTTCGACTTTCGCCACATTCGCTGGCTTGTTTTTGTAGAATTGCTCGGCTTCCATTACGCACAACCCATTGCCTTTGCCGGTTTCTTTCAGGTAATACAGCACACACAAAGACGGGTCGATTTGCCAAACGTGGTTCGGGTGTCGGCTTTGCAACTGCACCACGGGGGCTGGGCGTAACAGCTGGTCAGGGTGCAAATTGGCATTGCGTAATGCACGCTCCACCGAACTTGCCGAATAAGGGCGGACTTCGCCTGTCTTCTCGTCCACAAACTCCGCTTTCACTTTGTCATTGGCGCGCAATATGTCCAAAATCCGCTCTAACGTTGCCATGGTTTTGCCGTTTTTGCGCCGTAGGTGTAACCAGGCGGCACTAATCAATTTCAGCTCATTCGCATCCATTTGATGTTTCCCCTTGTCTGATCGCACTTTGCGACCACTCGCTGGGCGGTAGGGCTTAATTTGCCGAAGAAAGGTGGCTCGGCTTAAACCGGTGAATGCACAGCCTTCTTCAATAATTTTTTCCTTCTCGCCAAAGCCTGCTTTCTCCACACGCTCGGCATATTGGGCGAGAACGCTCGGTAGTATTGCCATTGCATTTCCTTAACCCACCACTTCCGCATCTTGAATGTGAGCATCACGCTCAATCTCGTCCAAAATGCTCGTTACACTTTCATCTAACTTGCCGTCAGGTTGATAATCTTCTCTCGCCCATTCAGGTAAGGCTTCGCCGCTTGGCGCATCCTCCAACCCGAAGCGTTCTTTCAACTCCGACAAAATCAACTGATACTCCGCCAGCACACCACTCATAAACTGCTTGTGGTCAATGCCTGTGGCTTCCGTGTGAGCGGTTAAGGCTTCAAAGGCTTGGAATACTTGTCCGCGTAGCACCGCTTCTGCTTTGTAAGAAATCGCAGCCGCTTCTTCGCGTAACACGCCACCGCGTTGTTCAGGCGTTTGGGTTTCAATCGCCTTGGTTTTCTTTGCCAGCTCTAAATCTAAGTGGTTAATCCGCTCATTTTTGGTGGCAAGCACTTTCGCCTGCGCTTCATAATCGTCCGACTTGCGTTTGAGTTGGGCTTGCAAGGCTTCTTTCTCCTTCGCATGCTGAGCGGTCAAGTCTTCGATTTTCTCAATCAACTCTTCCTTATCAGTGGTGTCTGAATAATCCGCGTCCACAATTTCCGCTCGTGCTTCTTCGGGCAGTTGGCGAAGTTTTCGCATTTCGCGGTAGCCTAAGCCGAGGCGTTGGCTGGTTTCTAGGAAGTCTTCGCCGAGAACGGACAAATTTTGCAAATCAAGGTCAATCTTCTGACGACTAAATCCACAAGCTGTGCAGTAATCTTCCCAACTGCTAACCGTTAGCACTTTTCCTGTGCTATCAACATAGCTCAAACCCTTGTATTTCTTAGAGTTCTTAATTTCATTCAATACTTTCAAACTGCTAACCGTTAGCAGTTTTTCCACAAAACTGAAGGCTTTCAACATTCCCATTGCTTCATGAGCTTCCGCCAAATCCTGTGTCATTGCTTGGCTTGCTAATATCATTGCATCTTGTTGTTCGCTTAGTTTTAAATCTGTCATCGCTTACTCCTAAAAACCGCCTGTTGCCACACGGTGTCGCATTTCATTAAATCGTTCATTCACTGCCTGCATATCCTGCTCATAACACACTGCCAAGTTGAGCAGGGCAAAACTGAGCGTCCAGTTGCCTGTGGGAAGTTTTCGCAAAAAGCCTTCACTTTCTAAAATCGCCGTGGCTCGCGTGATATTCACCGGCGTTTCATCAATCGCTTCGCATAAATCCTTATTGCTTAAGCCGTCCATCGTTCGCCCTTTCAGGGCTTTTAAAATTCGCAACGCACGCTGCGTGCCGTTAATTTTTTCTTTCATTGTAAAAATCCTTTCTCTTTCAACCGTGCCACCGCATTCGGATCACGCATAAACGCTGGCGTGGATAAATCAATTTGGGTAATTGGGTCAATTACTTTGTAACCTTGTTTTCTGAGTAGGTAACTCATTAGTCTGTTTAACAGTTTCATCTTGTTCTCCTATTGTTTTCTAAAATAAAGAGCGGTTAGATTTTTCGCTGTTTTTTCCAAATTGTTAAAGAGCAGGTTGCGTGATTAAGCCGCCGCTTTTAAGCCGAGTTTCACGGCGATTTCGTGAGATTTGCCGTAGCTCGCTTTAATCGTGCCATTTAGCACCCGAGAAACGTGGGTCGGGTCATACCCGTTGTCCTTTGCCCACTGAGCAAAAGTTTCGCCTTTTGCCCGAAACATCGCCTTGACTTCGCTTGGCGTTTTCACAGTTTGTTGCATTGGTTTTATGCTCCTTGTTACGCTATAATGATTAAAGATTTAATCAAATTGGAATAATTCCATTATCATGGAATAATCCCAGTAAATCAAGTTTTATTTTCTATTTTTGGGATTATTCCAATTTGAAAGGTTAAATAATGAACACTAACGAGAAATTTAAGCAACTAATTAAGGCTTTGGGCTTTTCTAGCGTAAAAGAATTTGCAGAAGAATTGGAAATATCCCAAGCAAGAATCACGGACGTAATGAGAGAAAAGCAAAAAATGCCGGAAGACTTGCTGCTTAAGTTGATCACGAAGTACAACGTAAATGCAAACTGGCTGGTTGCTGGCGTAGGAGATATGTTTATTGGAACTATTCCATCTAGCAATTTAACGGCTAGTGAAAGTGCTTTGCTTGACGACTATCGTGAAAGTAACGAACAAGGTAAGGAAGCTATTGAGAAAACCGCAAGTGCTTTGGCGGAAGCGGCGGCACTTACGGCTCGTAAAGTAGCGTAAAGGATTTTTAATCTAACCATAAGGAAACTATTATGATCAATTTTGTTCCATTCATTGTATTTGCTGTGTTTTGGTATGCCGTTGCAAAACATTTCAAAGCCAAGGGCAAAGGAGCGTTTATTCGTCATCTAACAGGTTTTGTTGTTGGGGTATTAGGGCTTTTGATTAGCGTTGTGATTATTGCGCCAAAACCTGAAACTGCGACGACCGAGACTAAAACCGAAGCTACTACACCAGTGGAAACATCAAAAGAAGAAACAAAACCAGTTATAGAAGTGGCAAAAGAAGAGCCTAAAGCTGAAGAAGAACAAAAAACGGCTCAAACACATGCCGTAGTGGATACGCAAAAAGCAGAAGAGCAAGTTGAAAAAGTAACTGAAGAACCTGCTGTCGAAGAAAAAGTGAACCAAACTTTAGACATTAACGCCAATCAACTTGCACAACGTATCAATTCTGCTTTATCTGAAATTGAATCGCCTTACAAAATGCCGAAAAAATTAAAAGTAGAAAAAGGAGCGGTAAATGATACTACCAGTTATCAATTTTCAAAAGAATTTGCTGTTGTAATGACGATTGATAAGAAGACTCAAAAAGTAATGAGTATGATCACTATCCTTACACCGAAATCAGAAGGTGGCGATGAAAATATGGTAATGCTTTTCTCTGATGCCGCAGTGCTTTCAGCTTTTGAAGGTAAAGGACAAATTAAAACGGTCGGCAAACGTGTAATGGATGCGTTAATGAAAACAATGACAGCCTACGGTGAAACCAAACAAGAGCAGAAAGATGACTTCATCTTCAACGGTAAAAAATATTCTGTAAGTGTAAGCTCTTATACTGGCGTAATGATGACAGCTGGCTTTGCAGACTAAGGACATTAATATGAAAAAATATCTAAAATACGCCGCTTTCGCCCTATTAGGCGTGGCGGCTACCGTATTTGCCAAAGAACAATTCCAATGCGAAGGCAAACGCATCTGTAAAGATATGGATAGCTGCGAAGAAGCCCGTTTCTATCTCACTCAATGCGGTGTCAGTAGCCTAGACCGCGACAAAGACGGCGTACCTTGTGAAAGTATTTGTGGTGGGAAGAGAAAGAAATAAAGTAAGGAGTTAGAAAATGGATATTGGATCAATTACCACAACATTAGATGTCGTTAAAAACGTAGTTCAACAAGTGAATTTGCTAAAGAATCTGACTGATGACATCGAAAAAGCCACAGAAATTCAGCAAGCAAAGCAAAAAGCCTTAGAATTAACTAATACAATAATCTCCTTGCAAGGTGCGATTATGTCTATGCAAGCTAATTATATGCAGTTACTGGAAGAAAATAGAAATCTTAAACGAACTCAAGATGAATTGGAAAACTATCAACTCACTAATTATATAACTGAAAATATCTTAACAGAAGAGGTTTGGGTTTATGAGTACGTTGGAGATAAAATGCCTAAACATTATTGTTGCCCAATTTGTTTTGAGAATGGCAAACGCTCAATTCTCCAGAAGACAAAGAAAAGTATTACACCAGTAACCGTTGGGGAGTTTTTTGAATGTGGGGCTTGTGAGAAGAAATATCGAATAGGCGGCTATGTTAAAAATAAATAAGAATTTATCTAAACCAGTTTAAAATCAGTCCCCATAAGCATTAAGTAAACTCCAGTTATCAAGTAATCCTTTATAACTGGAGTTTTTTTATGCACACCTCACCCATCACCAAAATCGTGATCCACTGCTCAGCCACTCAAAACGGCAAGCAACTTCGCACCTCTACCCAAACCGCTGCTCAACGCATTGATGACTGGCACAAACAGCGTGGCTTTCAGCGTTTAGCAGGTAATTACAAAGCCTTCAATCCGCACTTACAACATATTGGCTACCATTTTGTGATTGACACCGATGGCACAGTCGAAACGGGACGTGCTGAAGGCGAAACGGGCGCACACGTCAAAGGACATAATTTAAACAGCCTTGGCATCTGCTTAGTCGGTGGTATTACCAAAGACAAACGTAATCACGGCGAATATACGGAAGCTCAATGGAAAGCCCTGCACCGCTTGCTTCGCCAATTAGAAGCCAAATATCCCAGCGCTCGCATTTGTGGACATCGTGATTTAAGCCCAGACCTCAACGGCGACGGCACAATCACGCCAAACGAATGGATTAAAGATTGCCCGTGCTTTGATGTGTGGAGCTGGCTGGATAGTGAAGAAGTCGTGAATGTTGAGCATTTATTTAAGGGATAAACGATGAGTGCATCAATACGTTTTCCAAATCATCAGAAGCAATTTACACGAGGTTGGCGAATGAGTAGCAACGCCAAACGAAATCGCAAAATCAACGGTGGCACAACCGCTGCTACTGCCTTTTACTTACGCTGGAGTTACTAAAATGAAACGAGAAATTCGCGGAATCACTTTTTTCTCTCTGGTATGGGAAATCATTATTTTTGGTGGTTTTATCTCTGCCAATGAATTGGGCATTAAAAACCTTGTACAAGCCTATGAATGGTTCTTTTACTTTATGACCGCACTTGCGATATTGGCAATATTCTTTTGCTCTTCAAAGCCGAGATTCCAATACACTAAAGCTAAGTATCATTGGGAAATGATCACAAATACTTTGCTTGGCATTATGTTGGCATATTACGGCTACTTTATTTGTGCAAGTCTCCTGACTTTCTTTGGCTATGCTTTAGCTCAACAAAACTATTTCAACAAGGAAAAAGAAAATGAAAAAACTGAGTGAGTTGATTACCAATGACAACGGTCGCCTTTCCACCACCGCCTTTATCCAGTTTTTCGGGGCGTTATTGATGGCTGGCATTTTGGTATATGCCGTCTGGCTTGACCGCGCTTATGTAGGCGAACTCTTTACTACCTTCGCCCTATTTTGCGGAGGTGGCGTAGCAACCAAAGGCTTTGCCAATGCGTTAAATAATCGGGGGCGAGAAGAATGATTTTTTATCTGATTTTAGGCTTTTCTGCCCTTGTATTGCTTGGCGTGGGTGTGGCTTGCTACAAAATTCGCAAGGCAGGACAAGAAATCGACCGCTTGTTTAAGCAAAACGAGCAACTGCAACAGGAAAAAGCAGTAGCTCAAACTCAAGTGAAACATTTTGAAGTGAGAAAGAAAAATGAAGAAAACACTCGTGGCTCTCGCCGTGATGATGTCATTAACCGCCTGCAACAACAAGGCGATCTCCGTGATTAACCCCAGCTGTTCAGGCTTTGGTGTAATCAAGGCAAGCCGTCAAGACACCACCGAAACGCTCCGTCAAATTGCGGTGCATAACGCGACCTATCGGGAAATCTGCAAGGAGACGAACAATGACCATTAACGTGGAATTTTGGCACTTGGTCGGGTTGTTGTTGTCGTTTCTTGGTTGCTGTTTTGGCTTTGCCAAGATTTTAGTATCGCAGTTCCAAAACAGTTTGAGCGAACGCCACCAAAACCAGCTCAAAGTAAACGACAAAGTGGAAGAATTAGAAAAGCAATTCAACCAAATGCAGTCGAGTCTGCCGCTCGTTTATGTCCTGCGTGATGACTATATCCGTGGACAAACAGTGCTGGAAGCCAAAATGGATGCCCTACACAAAACCTTAAGTGATTTATACAAAATGGAGAGTGCAAAATGATGGAAAAAGCCCGCCGAGAAGGTATGCGTTGGCACTTGCTCAATACTTTACACAAAGCTATGCCATACACCACCAGCGAACAATTTTTGCGTGATGTGATGGCAGGCATTTATCCAAATGTAACACCGCACGAAATCCGTCAGCAGTTGGAATACCTTTCCGACCGCAAACTGGTGGAACTGACCAAACAACCGCACGGCGTGTGGTTTGCCGATATTAACCGCCTAGGCGTGGACATTGTGGAATACACCATCGACTGCCAAGCAGGGATTGCCCGCCCTGAAAAGTATTGGGCGTAAGGGGGAACTGGTATGGCTCCCCGTTCAAGTATCGAAAAACTGCCCGAAGATGTCCGCCGCTGGCTAGAGCGTGCCTTAACCGAGAACGGTTTTTCTGGCTATGTGGAACTGGAAAACCTACTGCGTGAAAAAGGCTATCAAATCAGCAAGTCGGCAATTCATCGTTATGGGCAAAAAATTGAACGCCGTTTTAAGGCAATCAAGGACAGTACTGAAGCGGCTCGCATTATTGCCGAAGGCGCAGAAGATAAGGAAGACAAACGCAGTGAAGCCTTAATGGGGATGTTGCAGTCGTCCCTATTTGACGCGCTTGTGGACATCGAAGAAGCCAAAGACGATGAGATGACCCCGATGGAGAAATTCCAAGCCTTGAGTTTTGCAGGTAAAAACGTGGCATCACTTATTCAAGCAAGCACTAAGCTCAAAGTCTATCAAGCTGATGTGAAACAGCGTGCGGAACTTGCCGCTGAAGAAACGGAAAAAATCGTAATTCAGGCGGGCTTATCGGCAGAAACCGCAAACAAAATCAAACAGCAAATTTTAGGTATTGCATAGTGAAAGATATCATTCCCTTTGACCCAAACGAGCTACTGTTGGGCTACCAAAAGCGTTGGATAGCCGATAAATCCCAGCTCAAAATCGCTGAAAAATCTCGTCGAACAGGTTTGACATGGGCAGAAGCGGCTGATGATGCTTTGATTGCCAGCCTTGCTAAAAAAGACGGCGGCTCTGATGTGTTCTACATTGGGTCAAACAAGGAAATGGCACGCGAATTTATTGACGCGGTGGCAATGTGGGCAAGGGCGTTTAACTATGCAGCAGGCGAAATTCAAGAAGAAGTATTGCAAGATGAAGACAAGGACATTCTGACCTATGTAATCTATTTTGCATCAGGCTTCAAAGTAAAAGCCCTTTCCAGCAACCCGAAAAACTTGCGTGGTATGCAAGGCGTAGTGGTTATTGATGAAGCAGCCTTCCACGAATACCTTGCGGAAGTATTAAAAGCCGCGCTTGCACTGACAATGTGGGGTGCAAAAGTGCGGTTGATTTCTACCCACAACGGTGCGGACAACCTTTTCAATGAGCTGATTTTAGATAGTCGGGCAGGCAGAAAACGCTACTCAGTGCATACGATTACCCTTGATGATGCCTGTGCTGAAGGGTTATACCAACGCATTTGCCAAGTCAGCAAGCAAGAATGGACAGCCGAAAAAGAAGCGGAATGGAAAGAAAACCTACTCAATGACACGGCAACCAAAGAAGATGCGGAAGAAGAATACTACTGCGTACCGAAAAACGGCACAGGGTTATGGCTCTCACGTGCGTTGATTGAACGCCAAATGAGCGAAAGCACGCCCGTAATCCGAATGACGGCAAAAGATGGCTTTAGCCTTGTGCCTGAACCGACACGCTATCAGGAAATGCAGGATTGGTGTGAAACCACGCTTCAGCCGATTTTGCAAACCTTAGATAAAACGCAATTACATTTTTTAGGCGAAGACTTTGCCCGCAGTGGCGATATGACGTCCTTTGTGGTGTTAGCACAACAGCAAAACTTAACCAAAAGCGTTCGGTTGATTGTGGAGCTGGGCAATATGCCTTACAAGCAACAAGAACAAATTGTGCTGTTTATTCTCAAGCATTTGCCACGCTTCGCCGGTGCAGCTTTTGATGCACGAGGGAACGGAGGCTATTTAGCTGAAGCCGCTCGCGATGCCTTCGGCTCATTGGTGGATTGCGTGCAGTTATCGGAAAAATGGTATCGCGAACACACCGCCCCATTTAAAGCCGCACTCGAAGATGGCGAACTCGACAGCATTCCCAAAGATGCCGATATTCTTGCCGATTTGCGTTCATTCCAAATGGTAAAAGGTGTGCCTCGCATCCCTGATAAGCGCACCAAAAGTGCAGACGGCAAAAACAAACGCCACGGCGACACCGCAATTTCTTTATTGCTTGCTCATTATGCCAGCCGTCAGCTGGTGCAGTTGCCTGTTAAAGCTCACAGTCGCAAACCAAGAGCCAGCCGAAAATTAACGAAAGGATATTAATCATGATCGCATTTGTAACTTTAACCATTTCTGCCGCTGTGCTGATTTTTTACGACAAACCGTTTTGGTGGGTATTTTTATTGCTTGCCGCCTTTGTGGATTATGAAAAATAAGGAAAGCCAATGACACCAAAAAAACAAGATTTAATCCGCGTCATCGCTAGCCGTGCCAACGCCATTGACTATTGGTCTTTTATGCACTACCTGCCGAACCCTGATCCTGTGCTAAAAAAAATGGGCAAGGATATTTCGGCTTACCGTGAAATCCTATCCGACAGCCACGTAGGCGGCTGTGTTCGCCGCAGAAAAGCGGCAATCAAAGGGCTAGAATGGCGCATTACCCCAACAGGCAATGAAAAAACGGATGAGATTTTAACCGCACTTTTCGACCGCTTGCCGATGTCGCATATTATCAGCCAAATTTTAGATGCCACGTTGTTTGGTTATCAGGCGTTGGAAGTGATGTGGGAAAGCAAAGACGGCTTGTTGTTGCCTGTTGCCATTGTCGGCAAACCGCAAGAGTGGTTCGTCTTCGATGAGGAAAACCAACTTAAACTTCGTACCAAAGAGAACATCAACGGCGAAGAACTGCCACCTTATCGAATGTTGCTGGCAACCCAAAATGCGACCTACATCAACCCGTATGGCTTGGGCGATCTTTCGCTCTGCTTCTGGGCGGCAACGTTTAAGAAAGGAGGCTTTAAATTCTGGTTGGAATTTATGGAAAAATATGGCAGCCCGTGGCTGGTCGGTAAACACCCACGCCAAGCCCAAATTCACGAAATTGATGAACTTTTGGATAGTATGGAAAAGATGTTGGGAACCGCCGTAGCTGCCATTCCTGAAGATAGTTCCATTGATTTAAAAGAAAGTGCAAGCAAAGGGGCAAGCTCACAAGTATTCGATGATTTCTTACGTTACTGCAAATCAGAAATCGCCATTGCGTTACTCGGTCAAAACCAAACCACTGAAGCGGAAGCTAACCGAGCCTCTGCCACCGCAGGGCTAGAAGTGACGCGTGATATTCGCAACGATGACGCCAGCCTTGTGGAAGGCGTGTTCAATCAGTTGCTGACGTGGATTTGTGAACTCAATTTCAGCGTGGACACCTTGCCAACCTTCGAGCTATTCGAGCAAGAAAGCATTGACAAACTGCAGGCGGAACGTGACAAGATTTTGACTGAAATCGGCGTGAGCTTTACCGAGCAATATATCCACCGCACTTATGGTTTTGAAGACGGTGACATCATTATGCAAGCGGTCGAAAAAGCGGAAAAATCTGCCAACACTGCCGACTTTGCCGAACCTATCCCGAAAAGCGTGATTGAGACCATCGGCGAACAGTTAGAAGTAGAGGGCGAAGCCCACGTTGAACATTGGCTGCAAAGCATTCGCGACCAATTAGGGCAAGCCGAAAGCCTTGAGGATTTCCGCAATCAGCTGGATAGCCTTATTCCTGAATTAAGTTTTGCGGAATATGGCGAACTGCTGGCGTGGGGTTCAACCACTGCCCAATTTGCAGGGCGACAATCTGTAGAAGATGAGCGTGCCAAGTCTCCCTCTTTAGTAAAGAAGGGCTAGAGGAGATTTTTCAATGAAATTCACCTTTGAAAATCAAGTCAAATACTTTGAGAAAAAGCTCAACCTACCGACCAACAGCTACCTTGACGTATTAGGCGAAGAACACGACTACTTTTTTATGGTCGCAGGAGCAAACCGCAATGAGGTGCTGCTTGCCTTTCGTGAAGCGGTAGATGAAGCCATTGCCAACGGCGAAACACTGGAGGGTTTTCGCAAGCGGTTTGATGAAATTGTAGCTCGCACAGGCTGGGATTACAAAGGTGGCAGAAATTGGCGAACCCGTATTATTTACGACACCAACGTCTATGCTGCCTACAATCGCGGACGCTTACAGCAGCATTTAGATTTGGCTGATGTAATGCCTTATTGGGAATACCATCACCACGATAACGCTCACCCACGTCAAGAACATATTGATTTGGACGGCACGATCTTGCCCGCCAGCGATCCATTTTGGCGTTATTACTACCCCATTAAAGCCTATGGCTGCCACTGCACCGTGACCGCCCACGATGAGGATGACCTCAAGGAAATGGGCAGAACCGTCAGCCCATCGCCTGAAATCAAATGGGAAGAAAAACTAGTCGGTACACGCTCGGACAATCCACGAATGGTACGCGTGCCGAAAGGCTATGATGTAGGATTTCAACCGCATAATTTTGACCGCTTGACTGCAGGGCGAAATGCGGATGTAGATCAGCTATTGTTCAATAAATTTGTCAATGCCGAACCAAAACTCGCCAGCCTACTGATTGAAAACGTGTTACAAAATTCGCGTGCGATGATGATGTTAAACGGGGCGATGAAGTCGATGGTAGATACCGTTGCCACCGAAAAAATGGCACGTGGGCAAATCAAAAACGTGGGCGTAATCCCTGCCAAAGTGATTGATAAATTGACCGCACTTGAAAAAGCTCCGCAATCTGCCGTGATTGCTGTACGTGATGAAGATGTACTGCACGCCTTGCGTGATACCAAGCAAGCCAAAGGCGTTAACCTGCCGATTGAATTTTGGGAAGACTTGCCTGAAAAGTTGAAAAATCCAACTGCGATTTTGTTAGAAACGGATCAGAAATTACCCACCTTGCTTTTTATCTATGAAACCGAGCAAGGCAAAGTTGCGGTAAAAATGGACTATGAAATCAAACTGAAAGATGAGTTAAGTAAGAAAAAGCTACCTCATAAAGTCAATTTGGTCAGAACAGCGAGTGTATTTACAGATAAGTCGGGAATGCACAAATATGAAGTGTTGTGGGGGAAACTATAACGGTGGTTTGCCTGATTCGAACAGGATAATGAGCCTTTGACAGCACAACCTTTCCAGTAGGAAACCCCCACCGTTAGAAATACTATACATCCAACTTATTTTTTAATCAATAGGAGAAAATATGCAGTTACTTATTCAAATGAGTGAAGCCGCTTTAACCCTTCAAGAAAGAGAAAAGCAAGCCCCAAGTGAAACAATGCAAGTTATGTTTGAACGCACGCTTGCTTTGCATCGCTCAGAGCTTGATGATAGCGATTATTTTTATCTGTCGGTATTACTTGAGATATTGAGCTCTACTAAAAATCGCTCAACCGCAAATGAAAATGCCTTCTTACGATTAGGTGCAGTAGCCCACGCTTGCAATGAATTAACATCAAGCACCTCCTGCTGACGCAGTTTTTCTTCTGCCCATTCAGCCAGAGCAAGAATTAACGATGAACGATAGCCTGATTCTTTTACACGCTCAAGCATCGCATCAATTTTTTCTTTATCCATATTCGTTTCCTTATAATGAAGCGTGGCAACATTACCACGTTTGCATTTTAGAGTGGAATAATACGATGATCAAAATCACTCTCAACGATACGCAAGCGGTGGCAAAACTCCACCGTATTGCAAGCCAACTCAAACAGCCTCGTAAACTCTATGGTGTGCTGGGCGAAACCTTGAAAAAAATCCACGCGGAACGGTTTAAGCAGGAAGTTGATCCTAAAGGCAATAACTGGCAGTCGCTTTCGCCAAAAACCTTGGCACGCAAGCAGAAGAAAGGTAAGTCTACTAAGATTTTGCGACAGGACGGCTATTTGTCGGATAAAACCGCCTACAACTACAACGACAAAAATGTCGAGTTTGGTTCTGACGCTAAATATGCCCGCTTGCACCAATTCGGTGGCAAGGCGGGGCGTGGGGGGAAAGTCACCATTCCTAAACGTCCGTGGTTAGGCGTAAGCGAACAAGACGAGCAAAAACTCTTGCGAAAAGCCACCGCACTTTTGCAACGTCAAATTAACCAAAGTTAGTCACTTTGGCTGAAAATCAAAAATAACGCATAAAACGCCCATTGTGGCGTTTTAAATCCCATTCGATAAATTATCGCCTAAATCACCTTGCGCGTGTTTATAAACACCGATAAACACGCAAAAACGCCTCATTCACTCGCTTTTCACTTTCTCTTTCCCATTTTCATTCCTTAAACCAGTTTAAAAGTAACAAGCTGTCGTTTTTTCTATGATGTTCCCACAACAAGGAGAACCGAATGACCCTGATTGAAATTTTTAAAGCGGGCAAACGACCTGATGCACACGGCACAGTGGTGGAAATCACGCCTGCCGATTTGCAACAAGTGGTGGATGCCTACGATGTTGCCTATCACGAAGCCCCAGCGGTAATAGGTCACCCCGCAATGGAAGCCCCTGCCTATGCGTGGGTGAAAGGCTTGCAGTTAGACGGCGATGTGCTGAAAGCAGAGCTTGACCAAGTTCACCCCGAATTTGCCGAAATGGTTGCCGACGGGCGGTTTAAGAAAGTATCAGCCTCTTTCTACCTTGCGGACAGCCCAGACAACCCAAAACAAGGCTCGCTTTATTTACGCCACGTTGGCTTTTTAGGGGCTATGCCACCTGCCGTAAAAGGCTTGCGTAACCCTGAATTTTCAGAAAGTGAGCAAGGTATTGTGGATTTTTGCGAAGCAATGCCAAATGAACCCAATCAAACTGAACCAACTCAAGGAGAACCTGAAATGAGTGCAGAAGAGAAAGCGGAATTAGACCGCTTGCGTGCTGAAAATCAGCAACTCAAAGATGAAAACGCCAAAGCGAAAGCCGAAAAAGCGGAAGCTGAACTCAATCAAGCCAAAGCTGAAAATGCCGACTTCGCTGAAGGCTTAGTGAAAGCAGGCAAACTCGCCCCGATTGCTAAACAACAAGCAGTCGATTTGTTGAATTATGCCTCAACGACCGCACAAGGCGGCGTGGTGGAATTTGCCGAGGGTGAAAGCCTACATAGCAAACTCCAAGCCTTTTTAAACGCACAGCCACAAATCGTCAATTTTGCCGAAGTTGCCACCAAAGAGAAAGCGACAACCGCACAAAATGACACAGTGGAATATGCCGAAGGCACAAGCCCAGCCAGCATCGAAGCTGACCAAAAAATCCGTGCTTACGCCAAAGAACACAATGTGAGCTACAAAGCTGCATTTAATGCCATTTATCAATAAGAAGGAACCTGTATGACAACAGCATCTCAAGAACGTCTTGCCAAACTTCGTATTCAAGACCCTGTTTTAACTGAATTGGCTCAAGGTTATGACAATAACGAATTAGTGGGCGAAGCACTAATGCCTATCGTTGAAATGACCAAAATGGGCGGAAAAATCCCTAAATTTGGTCGTCTAGCATTCCGTTTGACAACCACTGCTCGTGCATTACGCACCGCTTCAAACCGCTTAACGCCTGATGATGTTGGTTCGATTGATGTGAACTTAGAAGAGCACGATATCGAATACCCAATCGACTATCTGGAAGATCCTGAAGCAAGCTTTCCATTGAAACAATATGCCCAGACAACTACGCAAGACATTATTGCGTTAGGGCGTGAAAAAGAAATTGCAGATCTTGCTCTTAACGATGCGAGCTATGACAGCACAAATAAAATTATATTAAGTGGAACATCGCAATTCTCTGATCATAAAAATTCAGACCCGTTTTCTGTGATTGAAGCAGGTAAAACAGCCGTGAAACGCTCTATAGGTCACGCCGTTAATGTTTGTGTTATTTCTGGCAATGTGTGGGCGGTCATCAAATCGCACCCTGCAGTGATTGAAAAAATCAAATACTCACAAAAAGCGATTGTTACCCCTGAATTATTTGCCGAATTGATTGACGTGAAGACCGTGAAAATTGGTGAAGCAGTGTATGAAGATCAAGGTGCATTAAAAGACATCTGGTCGGGTGCGATTGTGTTGGCTTATGTGCCTGAAAAAGGTGATGGTCAGAAACACAATATCTACAAGCCATCATTTGGTTATACCCCACGTCGTAAAGCTGGTTTATTCGTTGATACCTATGTGGAAAGCGGTGGAAAAATTGAATTAGTGCGCACTACTGATATTTACAGACCACATTTGCTCGGTTCATCAGCAGGCTATTTAATTAAAGGCTGTATCTAACCCTCCAACCCCAACGGGGTTGAATTATGCGTAACCGTGGGTGAATCACCCACGCCATCACAGGAGAAACCGAATGAACAAAACCAAACTTTACGCCGTCATCAGCGCAATGGCAATTTACCACAACAATCAACGCTATGAGCAAGGCGATAAGCTCGAACTGACTGACGAAGAAGCCGCTCGCATTTCGCTTTATGTGCAATTAGACGAAGCCGAAGACGAAAAACGCAAGCAGGCGGAAGCAGAAGCTGAAAAAGCTCGTTTAGCAGCGGAAGAAAAAGCCCGTAAAGAAGCGGAAAAAGCGAATAAAAACGACAAAGGCGAAGGCAAAGAATAATGTACATTCAGGCACAAGATTTAACGGACGTGATGGACGAAGTCACGTTAAGACAACTTTCAACGGATAACAGCAGAGCAACAGAAGCCAACCAAGCTGTGATTGCCAAAGCGTGCGAATACGCCACTGAAACCGTGGACGGTTATCTTCGCTCGCGTTATCAGTTGCCGTTAAATCAAGTGCCGACCTTAGTGCGTAACATTTGCCTACAACTGGCTCGCTACTGGCTTTATTCACGCCGTCCCGATGGCAAAGGCTTTCCCGACAATGTGAAAGAAACCCATAGCCAAGCCTTAAAAGATTTGGAGCGCATTGCCAGTGGCAAACTGCATTTGGGCTTAACGGAAATCGGCGTGGAAGGTGATGACAACTTACCGTCTGCGTTGAAATTTAAAGCTCGCGCACCACAGAAATTGGATTTGTCGGGCTATTAAGGGAGCATCAATGAGTGCCACTTTACCGATTTTGCAAAGCATCCGAAACCACATCGAACAGAAGACCACGAGTTTCAGCATCGAACTGTTCCCCGATGACTTAGACCGCTACAACCTCACCGACCAATATGGTGCGGTGCTGGTGCAGTATGCAGGTTCCAAATTTGAAAGTCTTGATAGCACCGACATTATCCAACAGCGCCGCAAAGTGCTGATTGCCCTCACAGTGATTGCCCGCAGCCAACACGATGATACAGGGGCGTTGGAAATGCTCGACCAGTTACGGCTGGCGATTGTAGGATTTAAGCCGACCAATTGCACCGCTTGTCATTTGATTAGCGAAGAGTTTGCAGGCGAAGACAATGGGCTGTGGCAATACCAACTGATTATTCAAACTGAAACGTGGCAGGTGGAAGCACACCAGCCGCAAAATTTACCAAAATTTACCGCGGCACGTTACCGCCGCAAAGAACCATAAGGAGAACATTATGGCGTTTCATCACGGAACGAAAACAACACGCGTGGCAGGCGGTTCTGTCGCGGTGGAAACGGTGGACGGTGCAATTATTGGCATCGTCGGGACTGCACCTATCGGCGCAGTCAATGAATTGACCGTGTGCCAAACTACCAAAGATTTTGCCCAATTTGGCGTGATCTTAAATCAAGGTTACACCTTGCCCGATGCTTTTGATGTGTTAGCACGTTATGCCGCAGGGAAAGTCTATGTAGTCAATGTGTTAGATCCAACTAAACACAAAACCGACGTAAACGATGAAGTGCTTACCCAAGATAGCAGCACTTTAATGGCGAAAACCGCAAAAGCGGGTTTATTAAGCCTAACGCTTCAATCAAACAGCCAAACCTTATCGGAAGGCAGCGATTACAGCGTGAATTTGCAAACAGGGGAAATTACCTTGAAAGCAATGCACGAAGGCTTAAAAGCCACTTATGCCTATGCCGACCCTGAAAAAGTGACGGAAGCCGACATCAAAGGCGGGATTGATTCAGCGACGGGCAAACGCAAAGGCTTTGAATTATTGCGTGATGGTTTCAACCTTTACGGTGCCGATGCCAAAATTTTAATCTGTCCAGAGTTTGACAAAACTGCAAGCTGTGCCTCCGCATTGGCAACATTAGCCGAACAGTTAAAAGCGGTGGCGTATGTGCAACTGCCAAAAGGCACATCACTTTCTAAAGCGATTCAAGGGCGTGGTCCGCTCGGTACGTTAAACGCCTCGGCAAGCTCTGAACGTGTTCGCCACTTCTTCCCTTATGCGTTAGGCTCTAGCAATACGCTTGAAAGTTTAGCGATGCACGCAGCAGGCTTGCGGATGAAAACAGATACCGACAACGGCTACTGGTTCTCCACCTCAAACCGTCAGTTGCAAGGCGTGATCGGTATGGAAGTGCTTTTAACCGCGCGCGTGGACGATGAGCAATCGGAAACCAACCTGCTTAACGCAGTTGGAATTACCACAATTTTCAATAGCTTTGGCACAGGCTTCCGCTTATGGGGTAACCGTTCGTCAAACTATCCAACGGTAACCCATATCATCAATTTTGAAACGGCGTTGCGCACAGGTGACTTAATCGACGAAAGCATTCGCCGCACCGAGTTGCAATTTATCGACCGCCCGATTGATGATGCGTTGATTGACAGTTTATTGGAAACCGTGGACACCTATTTGCGAGCCTTGCCAAGCATTGTAGGTTATCGCGTCAGCCTTGACTACGATACCGACTTGGCGGATGAATTTAGCAAAGGTCACGTGCCGTTGATGTATGAATACACGCCGAAATTGCCAGCCGAGCTTATCAGCAATAAATCGGTAATGACCCGTAAATACTTAGTGAACTTGGTGTCACAACGCTAGAAGGAGAAAATTATGAGTACCGCAATTCATCAGATTGTGAACGCCAATGTGTATATGAACGGCAACTCGCTACTTGGCAAAGCCAAAGAGTTTAAATTGCCTGACATCGAGTTCGAGTTTATTGAACACAAAGGCTTAGGGCTACACGGCACGGTGAAACTCCCTGCAGGTTTAAATGCAATGGAAGGCGAAGTGATTTGGGATAGTTTTTATCCTGAAGTGCGAGTAAACGCCTATAACCCTTATAAAAACGTGCAGCTGATGGCACGTTCTAATGTGCAGGTATTTGATTCTCGTGGCTTGGCTGCGGAAGAATCACTTGTCACCACGATGAACGTGGCATTTAACAAGACGACAGGTGGAAGCTTAAAGAATAAAGAAGCGACGGAACATTCCGACAGCTTCCAAATTATGTCTATCAAGCAAACGCTGGCAGGCAAAGAAATTTTGTTTGTAGATGTGCTTGCCAACATCTATCGCGTAAACGGTCAAGATGTATTGCAAAAATACCGCACCAATATCGGGCAGTAATTCTTTAAAGCAGTTTAAACGACCTTTAAAGCCCATTTAAGTAAACTCCTTTGTGAAAGTTAAACAACACACTCACAAAGGAGTTTTTTATGTCTCAAAAAGTCGATGCGGTTCGCACAACCATTAAATTGTCTAGCCCTGTCCAATTACCTGATGGCACAACGCTCGAAGAGTTAAAAGTGCGTGAACCATTGGTAAAAGATTTTCGTACAGCAAGTCAGCAAGGTAAAACTAACGAAGATCGTGAAATTATCGTTGCAGCACTTTGCTGTGGTTTGGTATTGGAAGATATGGATTTAATCAAATGGAAAGATTATGTTCAGGTACAACGATTTCTGTTTGGTTCAGATGATACCGATGGAGACGTTAAATAATGCGATTGCTGATGTGGTTTGGTGGTTTGGCTTTTCCGCGGAAGAAATCAATAATTGGACGTTAAAAGAATTAGACGACTGGCTTGCTCAAGCCAATCGTCAAGTTAAGGCGGGTTATGTACGTGCTTGACGATAAAATTTAACCAGTCCAATAATTGCCCCTGTGATTGTAGCGGCACTTAAAGAAAGCAAGGTCATTAAAGGGGCAGTTACTAAAGCGATAATCGTGCCTAACACAAGATAAAGAATAAAGCCCATACCAAAAGCAATAAAAAAGCTGTCTGTGGCATTAAACATACCTACCCAATACCACCAAGAAAACGCCAAAAAACCGATAGAAAACAATAAACCTATCACAGACCAGTAGGCTTTTTCTACTATATCGTAATCTTTCCAGTCTTCCATGATTTCTTTGAATAAGTCGAACATAAATGCCTCCTGAATTTTTCGTATATTTAACATAGTGAGCAAAAAATGGCAAATAATTTAGTACTCGGTTTAGTTATTGGTGCCTCTTTAAAAGGTAGTTTTTCTGCTGCCTTTGGAAAGGCGAATAAAACCATTGAAAACCTTTCTAATAATTTGGGTAAAGCAACCCAGCAAAACGAAAAATTGGGTGCAAAAATGGCGAAATGGCAAGAACGCCAAGTCGCACTGCATCAAAAAATGCAACTTGCCTATCTTTCGGGCGATCAGAATATTGGCAAACTTACTCGACGTTATGAGCGAATGCAGGCAGTAATTGCTCGCACAGCAGAAAAGCAACAACATTTTACCCGAGCCATTCAATCTTCTGAAAAAGCTCAACGTTCCTTATCTAGTACTTTAGAAAAACAACAGGCACGCAAACAAAACCGTGATGAATTAAAAGGTAAGTTAGCTAAATCTACCGCAATAACAGCTAGCGTAGCGTTACCTATGTGGAATGCTGTGAAAACCTATATGCAACAGGAAGAAGCAGCAAATAACCTGAAAATTTCAATGATGAAAGCTGACGGTACATTCGGCAAATTTAAGGAAATAGGCAAAATTGCCGACCAACTTGGCACGGATTTACCTGGAACACGTGAAGATTTCTATAAGCTTGCCAAAGCAATGAAAATGCAAGGTGTCTCTGATGACACTTTGATTAACGGTGGCTTAAAAACATCGGCAAAACTCAACGTTTTACTTGAAATGGATCAAGAGCAAGGAGGTGAGTTCTTTGCAAAGATGATGGAATCTCACGGTTTATCAGAAGCTGAACTTGGAGCATCAGCAGACGATTTACAACGAGCAATGTTTGCTGCAGGTATGAAAAAAGACGATATGTATGGGGCAATGACCTACTATGCGTCTAATGTTCGTTCGATGAAATTAACAGGGCGAGAAAACTCACAGAAAATTTTTGCGATTGAGGGGCTTGCTGCTCAACAAGGTTTAGAAGGCACATCATTCGGTACAAACTTTTCAACAATGCTTGACAGAATGAGTAAAGGTCCGCAAATGATTGCTGAAGCCAAAAAAGGGATGAAGGCAGAAGCTCGGGATATTCTCAAAAAAAGCGGTGTGAAGTTTGACTTCTGGGATAAAAAAGGCAATTTCAAAGGTATTGACGGAATGGTCAAGGAGCTTGAGAAACTGCAAAAAATCCGAGCAAAATTTGGCGACCAAGCTGCACAAGATGTGGCTGATGCAATGTTTGGCACTGAGGGTAAGCGTGTCGCCTTGTTATTAGGTGAAAAAGGAACGACAGGCTTACAAGATTTCTTACAGAAAATGAAAGACCAAGCCAGTATTGAAGAACGCGTCGCCCAAAAAACGAAAACACTTGGTTCTGCCCTTGAGAGTTTAGGCGGTGCATGGGAAAGTGCGGTCGGGAATATAGGGTCTGTTTTTGCCGATGATATTAAATCGGGAGCGAAAGCACTACAAGGTTTTGTTGAAGATACATTGACACCTTTTGTCAGCGAGCATAAAACAGCGATTAAGTGGATCGCTGCTACTGTAGGCGGTTTTTCCTTACTAAGCACAGGCGTATTAGCAACAAAATTTGCGTTTAGTGGCATAGCATCCATTTTTTCAGCAGCATTTATGCCATTTAAAGTATTTAAGGCAATTAAAGCAGCCAAAGAACTTGAAACCTTAACGGGTACAGCTACCAAAACAGGTAGAGTAATGAAATGGCTTGGCTCAGCCTTTGGTGTTGCGAAAAAAGCTTTTATTGGATTAGGGAAGGCTTTGCTTACCAACCCTATCGGCTTAACTATTACCGCCATCGCTGTTGCCGCCTATCTTATCTATAACAACTGGGAGCCCATTTCTGCTTGGTTTTCTAACTTGTGGACGAAAGTCACAGGTTACTTCCAAAACTTCTGCAACTGGGTGCAAGGCATTTGGACGGGTGCAACTGAATGGGTTTCGAGTGCGTGGGCGGGGGTGTCTGATTATTTTGGACAATTTTGGAATAACATCACTACCTTCTTCAACTCAGGCATTGGCAACATCACCGCAACTATTCTGAATTGGTCGCCACTCGGTTTATTCCAGCAAGTATTTTCTACCGTGTTGTCGTGGTTTGGTATTGATATGCCAGCCAAATTTACCGAATTTGGTTCTAACCTTATCAACGGCTTAGTCAATGGTATTCGCAATGCGTGGGACGGCGCGAAAGAATGGGTTATTAGTCTAGGACAATCTATCAAAGGTTGGTTTACTGGCGAAATGAAGATCCATTCCCCTTCGCGTGTGTTTAAGGACTATGGTGTGAACTTGGTGGAAGGTTTGGCCATCGGCATGAATAAATCCCTCCCGATGGCTGAAGACGCTTCCGACAATCTTTCAAGTGCGGTCGGTTTAAACGGCGTTTCACACAACACCGGGTTACTTACGAACTATCAACCGTTAAACCGTGCAGAAGTTATGTCATCGGAAACCACACAAGCCCAAGGCATTACGGTGCATTTTAGTCCGACTATTCAACTTAATGGAAATCAAGGCAAAGATGATATTTTAAATGACCTTCAACAGGGGCTAAATATGACTTTAACCGAACTTAAACGTTTAATTATTGATACAGTCAATCGTGAAAATGATCAATATAGACGGAGAGCTTACTAATGTATTTTATGCTAGGTAATATCGCCTTTGAGCCTGTCAATTTGACCGATTTTTCTGAAACCCATTCTGCGGATTTTGCCGAACACGCGGTGCTCAAAGGCAAGCCAAAACTGCAAGCGATGGGCGAGAAACTGACAGATTTATCCTTTGCTATTCGACTACACCACAAAATCGGTGGTGTGGAAAGTCGCTATCAATCGCTACTTTCGGCAAAAGCCAAGCAAGACGCCCTTGCCTTGATGTGGGGTTCAAAATACAAAGGCAATTTTGTGATCACCGATATTTCATCGACCACACTTTTCACGGACGGCAAAGGCAATGCGTTGGCACGTGAGATGAATATCAGCCTGAAAGAATTTGTCGGCAATGGGCAAGCGGGCTTGCTCGGTGCGGCGTTGAATGTGGGCGGTAAATCGCTGCTCGGTTCGATTTTGCCGAAAGGATTAACCAATACACTTTCAACGGTGAAAAGTGCGGTTAGCCGTGGCGTGGAATTGTATCAGCAAGGCAAACGTGCGGTGGACGAAGTTCGCAACACCGTTGCGGTGGTTCGCCAGTTGGCACACGATCCTGCTTCCGCTCTTGCCTATTTGCCCAGCACCCTTGCCAATTTAGACAACGCCTTGGGCGGTTTTGGTGAGTTGGTCGGGATGCAATCCGATTTTGACAGCGTTCGCCAATATTTGCCTGCTGTGAGTGAATTTAGTCGTGATGTGGCAGCGGTGTATGACGATTTGCAAATAATGAAACAGAGTTTCAGTCGGGCATCTGCCGATAGCGAATGGAATAACTGGTTCACGCCTGCCGATAATGCTTTAACTGAAATCAATGAGCGGCTGGATAATTCCGCAAATTCAGTGGCAAAAATGACCGCTTGGATTGTATTGCGTGAAGATGAAAACGTGGAGATTTTGAATGATCCAAACCATACTTAAACATACCGTCAAACAAGGCGAACGCTGGGATAACCTTGCCTATTATTACTATGGCGACGCACTGGAATATGCTCGCATCATTAGAGCCAATCCACATATCAGCTTTTGCGAAGTGTTGCCTACAGGGGCGACCGTGTTTATCCCTGTGCTCAATGTAAAGCCGACCCAAAACGAAAATTTACCGCCGTGGTTAAGAGGAAATAATGAGTAAAGTCCAAACGCCCGATTTTTCGCTTTTTTATGAGAAAACCAACATTACCGCTGACATTGAGCCGTCTTTGCTGGAATTGACTTACACCGACTATTTGGAAGGGCAATCGGATGAGCTTTCTGTTTCCTTTGAAGACATCAGCGGAAAGTGGATTCGCCAATGGTTCCCGACACAGGGCGACAAACTCAAGGCGGCGATTGGCTATCAGGGCGAGCCGTTAGTCGAAATTGGAGCATTTGAGATTGATGAGGTGGAATATAGCTATCACCCGTCTAGCATTACCTTGCGAGCCTTATCCACTGGCATTAGCAAAGCTAACCGCACGCTTAAACCAAAAGCCTACGAGAACACCACGCTCGCCCAAGTGGTGGCAGCGGTGGCAAATCGCTTGAAACTCAAAGTGGTGGGCAAAATTCGCCACATTCCGATTAAACGCATTACCCAATATCAAGAGCGTGATGTGGAATTTCTTGCCCGCCTTGCCCGTGAATATCATCACAGTTTCAAGATTGTGGGCAATCAACTGGTGTTTACCGATAAAGATGAACTCGGGCAAAGCGAACCCGTAGTCGTACTCGATGAAAGCGAATGTATTAGCTTGCGACTTCGAGATCGGATTAAAGATACAGCAAAGCAAGTGGAAATCAAAGGATTTGATACAAGCGGTAAAAAAGTGGTGAAAAAAAGCAAAAAAGCCACCGCACTTCGCCCGAAAATGAAACAGGCACAGGCAGCAAGTGGCGATACGCTCAAAATCACGACACGTGGCGAAAGCCAAGAACAGATTGATGCCAGAGGCGATGCAGCATTAAGTGAGCAAAACGAAGACCAAAGTGCAGGCGATATTACCCTGATTGGCAACCCCAAACTGGTGGCAGGTTCAACCATTATGTTTAAAAATTTGGGCATATTTTCGGGCAAATACTTAATCAAACAATCACGCCACACCTTTAATAAACAGGGCTACACCACCAGCATCGAGGTGCGAATGTTGGAATTTATCCCCGATGATTTGATGACTTTAGGCATGGAGATGACGAATGCAAACTCATAATTTTGGTGCGACCTATCAAGAAGGCATTGTGTCGGCAATCGACCCAAAAAGCCACAAAGTGCGGTGTAAAATTCCTGCATTGGAAGATTTAGAAACTGCGTGGCTCTCTTTCCTCACGCCAAACGCAGGCGGAAACCAGTTTTACTGCTTGCCTGACGTGGGAGAATTGGTGGCGATTTTACTTGATGCACGTGGCGAAGGTGGTTGCGTGTTGGGGGCGATTTATAACGAGCAAGACAGAACGCCAGTGCAAGATGGCGACATTTGGTTCAAAAAATTTAAAAACGGCACAACTATTGCCCACGACCGTAAATCGGGCGATTTAACTATTCATACCAGCGGTAAAGTTATCGTCAATAATTGCGAAGTGGAAGTGAACAACGGCAATGTCAGGGTGAACGGTGGCGATGTAATCGCAGACGGTATTTCGCTGAAAAATCATAAACACCTTGAACAAGGCGATGGTAAGCTCACTTCTCCGTCAAAATCTTAGAATCTTTGACCGCACTTTTCTTTAAATCAGTTTAAAAGCCCTCCTTCACATAGCCTTGTATCATCAAGGCTATGAATACAAATCCGATACACTCAACCCACTGGCAACTTGCACCGAATCTTAACGAGCAGGCGGTGCAAGGCATTGATGATATTCATCAGTGCATTGCTAACATTCTCAATACCCTCAAAGGCACGGATATTCTTCGCCCTGAATTTGGCTCGGATCATTTTCAATATATTGACCAGCCCGAAGATGTCGCCCTGCCGAATATGGTGCGTGAAATCACGATTGCCCTACAACGATGGGAAAACCGCATAGAAGTCGAAAGTGTGCAAATCAGCGGACAAGCTCCGCATTTTGAATTGTTGATTTTCTGGACTTTAGTGGACGATGTATATCGGGAACTTTATCAGACACAGGTGGTGCAATGAGAAAAGAAGATGTGAAAATTGTCTCCGATGATATTAAGCAAATTTTAGCGGACGCCATTGCCGACTACGAGCAGCACACAGGTAAAACATTGCAACCTGCCCACATTGAACGCTCTATTATTCAATCTTACGCCTACCGCGAAATGCTGGTGCGACAAGGCATTAACCACGCTTTTTTGCAAACCTTTCCGCAATTCGCCACAGGGCTTGCTTTGGATTTATGCGGCGAACCGATGGGTTGTTATCGCTTATCAGACCAAGCTGCCGAAGTCACTTTGCGTTTTAGCGTGAGTGGTTCGCATTCCGCCATTGTTATTCCACAAGGAACGCTGGTTGGTGCAACCGACAGTCTATTATTCGCTACGCAAACCGAAGTGCGAATTAACCCGACTGAGCAATATGTGGATGTAACGGCGATTTGCCAAACCACAGGCGAAAGTGGCAACGGCTGGCAAATCGGGCAAGTAAAAACGCTCAAAAGCGAACTGCCAGCCGATGTAACCGCCTCCAATATTGATGTGTCTGCAAATGGTATCGACACTGAAAGCGATGATGACTACCGCAAGCGGATTTTGCTTGCGCCTGAAGCCTTTACCACTTGCGGTTCGGTTGCCGCTTACGAATATCACACTCGTAGCGTGTCGCAAGTGATTTCTGATGTGGCGATTTCTACCCCTCAAGGTGGCACGGTCAAAGTCACGGTGCTGACCAAGCACGGACTGCCGTCAGCAATTTTGCAGGAAAAAATTCGCCATTACATCAGTGGCGAAAAACGCCGACCACTTTGCGACAGTGTGGTGGTTGCCGCCCCTGTGCGAAAAAGTTATCGCATCGTGGCGAATTTAGATTTACTGGCAACCTATTCGGAAAATGAAGTCAAAGCCAGAGCAGAAACGGCGTTGCGAACCTATCTTTCTTCCCGTACGCAAAAATTGGGCTTAGATATTGTGCCGCTTGATATTCAAGCTGTGCTAAAAGTTGAAGGTGTGTATAACGTGCATTTGGCAAGCCCACAACTTACTGAGCTCACACCTGAACAATGGGCAGAATGCGAAAGCATCACGATAAACATCAACGCAGGGCGAAAAGATGGCTAAGTTGCAATATCCCAGCATTATTGAAACGTCTGAAAAATTCACCGCACTTGCCGACCTTGGCAAGCGGTTAAATTTGCTGGATAAATCACAAATTATGACCAGTTTTGTGGATTTAGTCCCTGTGGCATTTTTGGAGCTGCTTGCCGAAAAATGGAGTGTGACAGGTTATGACGGCTGGTTGCTTGCCGAAAGTGTAGAAGCCAAACGGAAACTCATCAATCGAGCCGTCGAACTGCACCGCTACAAAGGCACGCCGTGGGCAATGCGAGAAATTATTCGCCAGCTAGGCTTTGGCGAAGTGGAGATTATTGAAGGCTTGTTTGACAAACGTCGCGACGGTTCATTTATCCGAGATAGCACTTACTACCACGGCGACCGTTCAAAATGGGCGCATTACCGCGTGATTTTGCAACAAGCTATCACCAATGACCAAGCCGATTTACTGCGTAAGACCTTGCATGTGTTCGCACCAGCTCGCTGTGTGTTAGCGAGCTTAGACTACCGTCAAGCCGCACTTCGGCACAACGGTATGGCAATGCGTAACGGCAGATTTAATCGTGGCACAGCTTAATTCAAAAAGGAAACAAAATGGCAAATTTAACCTTAACCCGACAATGGGTGGAAAACATCTATCAATTGGAAACATCCGACCCTGTAATGGGCGGGCCAGACGGTATTGATAATCGCCAAGCCAAAGAGCTAGGGGCGAGAACCAATTATCTAAAAGACCAAGTGGATGAAATCAACCAAGACCGCACAGGCTACGCCCCCAAAGCTAGCCCTGTGTTCACTGGCATTCCCACCGCACCAACGGCTGCGGCAGGGACGAATAATGCACAAATTGCAACCACGGAATTTGTGAAAACCGCAATTGCCGCATTGGTGGGTTCTGCGCCTGCTGCATTGGACACGCTGGAAGAATTGGCACGAGCATTAGCAGGTGATGCAAACTTAAAAGCGACGTTGCTCGCTGAAATCGGGAAAAAAGCGAATGCCACTGATTTTAATGCCTTACATGATTTATTTATTGGCATTCCTATTCCTCATCCACTCTCTACCGTCCCAACAGGTTGCTTGGCCATGAACGGACAGCGGTTTGATACTCGTCGTTATCCAAAATTGGCACAGAAATATCCGTCAGGGCAATTACCAGACATGCGCGGTGAATTTATCCGTGGTTGGGATAATGGGCGAGGGGTGGATGGAAATCGGGCTTTATTAAGCAATCAAAAACCGAGCATTATGGCTATTGACAATGATATCGCCAATTTAGCTGCAACAGGTATCGTTATGTTAGATGATTCGACAGTTCAGCAAGCTGCACAACACGCTTCTGCCGATTTATTAAATAGAAATGATTACCCTAATGTTGGTTTTGTCTTGAATGCATTCAATGATACTGACACAAGAGATAAAGCAATCCAAGATAAATATACTGCGGCTTCAGGCGTTAGTAGAATTTTATCAACGCCAAGCTTAGCAAGGGGATGGGGAGCATTTGGTGTACGCCCACGTAACATTGCCTATCATTACATCTGCCTAGCCGAATAAGGAGTACAACATGACCGTAACATTTAATCAAGGCGGCTTTGCCGAAACTAGTGGCGAAATCACCGTATATTGCACTGACAACCAAGGTATTTACAGCCACAGTGCCACCGAATATGTGAGCGAAGGCGGCAGCCTTTCCGCAGGCAGTTATTTAGATGCACCACCACAATCGAAACAAGGCTTTGTCATTGTGCGAGCAGATAACAGTTGGCAATATCAATCCGACCATCGAGGGACCTATTACAACAAAGAAACAGGCGAAAAAGTAGAATATACCGCACTGGGTGAATTGCCCGAAAATTTAACCGCACTTGCGCCACTTGCTGAACCATGCAAATGGAATGGTTCAGCATGGGTAAAAGATGAAGCGAAAATAGCTGATAAATTTACAAAAAACCAAACTCAATTTATCGCCAATATTGATGAGCACGCGGCAAAAATCTATAGCACTTGGACGAGATTTGAGAGCGAATATCGTGAACGCCAAGCCGCCGCAGAAGCGTTTAAAACCGCGAATTATGAGGGCGAGTGCAGTCGATATATCTCAGACTTTGCACAACGTGCAAGACTGGATAATAAGACCGCCACAAACCTGATTTTGACACAGGCGGCAGGCCTGGAAAAACTACAAATGGAGCTTGCCAATCAACGTATGCGCAAGTATGAGCTCAAAGCACCTAATCTCACGCTTGAGCAGTTGCAATCAATCCATGATGACATTATCAAGCAGATGGATGCACTAATGGAGGCATATCAAAATGGCTAAGGTTTATTTGGCGATGTACAAACACAAGCGAGACTGGCGCAAAGAGCCAGTCAAAGCGATAGCCGACCGCATTACCCGATTTTTTACTAAGGGGAAATACTCGCATTGTGAAATCGCGGTAGAGCGCATTGAATTTACTAACGGACACCATTATGAGCATGCGACAGTATATGACTGCTACTCCTCATCGGTACAAGATGGCGGGGTGCGTTGCAAACAGATTGATGTATCCGATAACACCAAATGGGATTTAATCCCACTCAACGATGTCACCGAGCAACAAATCAAAGCCTATTTTAACCGCACTTCTGGCAAAAAATATGATTGGTGGGGTGCGTTAGGGATTGTGCTTGGCATCAAACAAAAACGCTCAAAATATTTTTGTAGTGAGTGGTGCTTTAACGCAATTTATAACAGAGATGAAGGTTGGCGATTTAGCCCAAATCAACTTTCTGCAATGGTGCGTAATGGATAAAACAACGATTAACCTTTACCGTGGCGATGACGAGGAATGTATTGTTCGTCTGTTTGAGAAGCTGCCAGATAAAACATTAAAACCTCTCGATTTGAGTGATATAGCGCGCTTTGATTTGTGGGCTAAAGTCAGAAACACCCCAGTGCTAACACTATCATCAACAACAGGTAAATCGAAGTTATAGATGCTCAAGGCGGTGTTATTAAGCTTAATATTAACCACGACTTAACTAAGGAGGCAACATGGACAAAGGCTGATTATGATTTACAAACAATAACAGACACTGGGCGCATAAAAACGCTGATTAAAGATGGCAAAATTTATATGCAGTTAGACATCACACCTCCAATAGATACGACACAATGAGCGAAATGATAGCAACTATTGAGCAACCACAAGAAATTGTCGCGGTAGTTGAGGCAGGCACTACATCAGCTGGCTCATCGTCACTAGCAGCATATAATGCAGCATTACTTAAGATCTACAACCAAGCTAAAGAGGACTACAAAAATGGGAAAAACAGAAATTAACCAACAAGACCAAGGATTTGCCTATCAAGTTGGCAAAGACATTGCTCAATTACAAGAGGCCGTCGCGGTATTACAAACCGCAACTACCGACCAACAAGGGAAAAAACAATGGGTGCAGAAAGTGACGGCTAAACCAGGTACGGTTTTTGGCGGGATAGTAAAAATCAAAGTCAATCCTAACCTGGTCAACAAAATTTGTGCTGTTAAGTTAGGGGATTATTCGCCGACATTCGAGCAGTTAGGCGAATACTTCGAAACACCAAAAAATGAAGATTTTTTCCCTATTTATTTTATTGCCCTTGCAGACCAAGAGGAACATGTGGATTTTGTGAGTGAGGTGGGGTGACATTTAATGAAAGGAGAATTTAATGTTTGAAAGCGTAAATAAAATGCAGACAATCTCGGCAAGCAAGCAAGCAAGCAAGCAAGCAAGCAAGCAAGCAAGCAAGCAAGCAAGCAAGCAAGCAAGCAAGCAAAGTGTAGTACAATTTAAACAAGCTCCGCTACCTTTTGTGGGGCAAAAACGAATGTTTTTGAAACATTTTGAGACGATTCTCAACGAAAATATCAAAGGCGATGGAGAGGGCTGGACGATTATTGATACCTTTGGCGGTAGTGGTTTATTGAGTCACGCGGCTAAACGGTTAAAACCGAAAGCCCGCGTAATCTACAATGATTTTGATGGCTATGCGGAAAGGCTCACTCATATTGACGACATCAACGTCTTGCGTTCACAACTTTTTACTGTTGTTGGCAACGCTACGCCCAAAAACAAGCGAATGCCAAAGGAATTAAAGGCAGAATGTGTCAAAATCATTCAAGCGTTTGACGGCTACAAAGATTTGAATTGCTTGGCGAGTTGGTTGCTGTTTAGCGGCCAGCAAGTAGCGACCATTGATGAGCTATTCCAAAATGATTTCTGGCATTGTATTCGCCAGTCAGATTATCCAAAGGCGGATGGTTATTTGGATGGCGTGGAAATTGTGCGGGAGTCATTCCACACGTTGCTACCGAAATTTGCGGATAATCCCAAAGCGTTGTTTGTGTTAGATCCGCCTTATCTCTGCACCAGACAAGAAAGTTATAAGCAAGCTACGTATTTTGACTTGATTGACTTTTTGCGATTGGTCAATATTACACGACCACCTTATATATTCTTCAGTTCAACAAAGTCGGAATTTGTGCGATTTATTGAGTATATGCAGGAAGATAAGGTGGATAATTGGCAGGCGTTTGATGGTGTGGAAAGAATTGTGGTAAATGCATCGGCGAGTTATTCGGGAGGATATGAAGACAATATGGTCTTTAAATTCTAA